TTATATCCTATTCCTGATAAAGAGTACAATATATTCTTTAACATCTATAAGCCTCAAGCAGCGTTGACTACTAATAACGCTCTACTTAAAGTACCTTCTGAACCAGTTATTAAGTATGCTTATGCAATGGCTGTGGCAGAACGTGGTGAAGACGGTGGATTGTCAGCATCAGAAGCTAGAGCATTAGCGGATCAATCATTAGCAGATCATATATCTATTGAAAACGGTAGATATCGTGATGAGTATGTGTGGAACGCAGCGTAATGGCTAAACCGTTACAAACTTCTACTATATCAGCACCAGGGTTTCTTGGTGTCAATACGCAGGAAAGTAGTGTTGATTTGTCATCAGGCTACGCTCTTGAAGCATACAACTGTGTCATAGATAAGTTTGGTCGTATTGGTGCAAGACGTGGTTGGCAGAAACAAAACAGTTCTTTAAATACTGATTTGTCAACTAACGACATTGAGTTTTTATTTGAGTTACCAGAAACAGGAACTGTACTATTAGGTGGTAACAGTAAGTTATTTAGTTTTGCTAGTGGAACTATTACAACACAGGTAGATACTACAGTTGTAGACGCAGCAGGAACAGGGACTACAGCTTATACAGCTACAGATAACAATTGGTCAGCATCTAGTATTGTATTTGGTGAAGGACCAGACATTAGTCCTCATGCTTATTTAGCACAGGCTGGTCATCTACCTTTAGTGTATCACAAAGTAGGTAGTGGACACGCTCACACAGGTAACTATGGTTTTCAATTACTAAGTGATGTTGGGTCTGTACCTACAACTTATACATCTGCTAGTGACTTTAAACCTAACTTTGTACTTGGAGCTTATGGACGTACTTGGTGGACAAATATTGTTAATGATGAACAGACAGTGTACTTCAGTGCATTACTGGATGGATCAAACTTGTCTACTGGTGATTCAGGTTACTTATCTTTGGTAGACGTATTTCCTAATGGTGACCAAGTTGTAGGACTAGCAGCACATAACGGTTTCTTAATTATCTTTGGTAAAAGAAACATTGCAGTTTACGCTAACCCTATTGATGTCACACGATTAGAGTTAGTTGACTTGATTGCTAACGTTGGTTGTATTGCAAGAGATAGTATTGTCAACACAGGTACTGACATTATGTTCTTGTCTGACACAGGAGTAAGAAGTATTGCTCGTGTGATTCAAGAAAAGTCAGCACCTATCAACGATATATCTTACAACGTTAGAGATGAATTAGTTAGTTTTGTAGACTCAGAGTCAGACAAAGAAAGAATTAAAGCAGCTTATTATCCACGAGATGCTTTTTATATTTTAACACTGCCTACTTCTAAATACGTTTATTGTTTTGATCTTAGAGGTAGATTACAAAATGGTGCTTGTCGTGTAAGTATTTGGGATTCTATTCAACCTAAATCTTTATGCGTCACATACACAGGTGATTTGTTATTAGGTAAAGAAGGTTATCTTGGAAAGTATTATGGGTTTTTGGATAACACGGAAACATACCGTTTAAGATACTTTACTAACTATTTTGATTTAGGTAATCCTACGTCATTAAAGTTTTTAAAGAAAGCGTCATTTGTTGTTATCGGAGGCATTGGTCAACCAGTAGCGTTGAAGTACGGTTTTGATTATGTTGATTCATACAAAGCAGTTACTAAAACACTAGCAACAGGTTCATCTGTATCTGAGTATAACTTGTCTCAATATAATATTGACGAGTATACATCAGGGTTAAAGTTAGAAGAAGTTAGAGTTAATATGGGCGGTTCAGGTTCTATTTTGCAGTTAGGTTTTGAAGCAGATATAAACCAGAATCCTTTGTCAATACAAAAAATAGATGTCTATTTAAAATCAGGTAAGGTAGTTTAACATGTCAGATTATACCAAGGCTACAAACTTTACATTAAAAGATGGTTTAACATCAGGCGATCCTGGTAAAGTTATTAAAGGATCAGAGATTGATGATGAGTTTGATCTTATTTCTGCTGCTATTGCATCTAAAGCAGACATCAATAGTCCTGGGTTAACTGGTACTCCTACTGCTCCTACAGCTTCTGCAGGAACAAACAGTACGCAAATAGCTACTACTGCTCATGTGTTTGCCGAAAGGTCTAACACTTTAACATTAACTAATAAAACTGTTGACTTAACTAGTAATACATTAACAGGAACAACAGCACAGTTTAATTCTGCGTTATCTGATAATAACTTTGCAACACTAGCGGGTACTGAAACGTTAACTAATAAAACATTAACGTCACCTACTATTTCATCTCCGTCAATGACAGGCACACCGTCTGCTCCTACAGCAGCTTATGGTACTGATACAACTCAAGTAGCTACTACAGCATTTGTTCAGTCAGCTATTGAAGCAGCTTATCCTGTTGGATCTGTTTACATTAATGCTTCTGTCTCTACTAACCCTGGAACATTATTTGGTTTTGGTAGTTGGATTGCATTTGGTACAGGTAGGGTTATGGTTGGTCTTGACAGTTCTGACTCTAGCTTTAACACTTTAGGCGAAACAGGCGGTAGTAAAGACGCTTCTGTGGTTAGCCATACTCACAGTTTTAGCGGTACTACAAGTACAGCAGGAAATCACAGACATACACAGTCTACTGGTCGTGTAGGAGCTGTCCCAGGAGATCCTTATATTATTGGTTATATGAATACATCTACTGCTGGTGGATTTAACGGCACAGCAAGCATGACAACTGACTATCAAGGTAACCATACTCACACAGTATCAGGTACTACAGGCTCAACAGGTTCATCAGGTACTAATGCAAACTTGCAACCATACATTACTGTTTACATGTGGAAGCGTACTGCTTAATGACTGAACAAGATATAGAGAAATATTTAGAAAAATCAAAAGATAACTTCATAGCAACAGATAACTTAATAGAAAACGAACATGGTTTTATGTCATGGACAACATGGGAAGATTACTTAGTAGCTATTCAAGTTTATGGTAATGGTAATTACTGGAATACTGTCTTAGATAATTTAGCAAAAGAATTAGGTTACAAGAAAATTATGATGGCTACAAAAAGAAACTACAAAGGCTTTGAAAAGAAGTTTGGATTTAAACTAACAGGGTATGTTTTAGAAAGAAGGGTACAATAATGTCAGCAGCCGTAGCAGCACCAATCGCAGGGGCAGTTATAGGAGGTGTCCTACAAAATAGAGCCGCAGGTAAACAAGCTGCAGCTATGAATCAGCAAGCAGCAGCACAAGTTGAAGCTGCTAGGATTGCTGCTGAAGAAGCTAGGTTTAGACCAGTAGGTATTACTACTAGGTTTGGTTCTGCTACTCCTCAGTTTACTAATGGTCGTTTAAGCGGTTACTCCTACGAAGCATCTCCTGAATTAGCAGCATTACAGAATCAGTTACAAGGTCTTTATGGTACTAGTCTTGGTCAAGCTGAACGTGCAGCTGCACTACAACCACAGTTTGAACAGGCAGGTCAAGGTTTATTTGGACTTGCAGGTCAGTTTATGCCTACTAGTGCTACTCCAGAACTTACTGCTTTAGAGCAAGAGCAGTTAGGAGCTACTACTGGTATTGGTAGACAGTTGCTGGGTGATATGTCTACTGCTGCATCTGCTGATGTGCTAGAACAACAAGCTAGGTTACGAGGTTTAGCTGGTCAGATAACTCCTACGTCTTACGACCCTTCTGCTGCTGCACGAGGTTACTATGAAGAACAACAAGCATTGTTAGATCCTTCTAGACGCAGAGAAGAACAACGTTTAGCTTCTAGTGTATTTGGTCGTGGTCGTGGTGGACTTAGTGTAGGTGCTGAAGGACAACCAGAATTGTTTGCATTAGGTCAAGCAAGAGCAGAACAAGATGCTAGATTAGCTGCTCAATCAAGAGAAAGAGCTAGATCAGAACTACAACAAGATATTGGTCTTGGTAGTCAGCTTGGTCAACAGGCTATTGCTACTGGTCAGCAAGGTGAGCAGTATCGTCTTGGTCAACTTGGTGCAGGTATTGGTATGCTAGGTCAAGGCATGTCAACTGAAGAGGGTGCAAGACAACGTATGCTGCAGAATATTGGAACAGGTGCTGGATTGTATACTCAAGGTGCTGGTTTATTTGGTACTGGTTATGGTCTACAACAAGCTGCATTGTCACCGTTCCAGTCTCAGTTTGGTTTAGCAGGTCAGCTAGAAGAAACAGCACAAGCACCGATGCAGATTGGTGCAGCACTAGGAGCTAAGTCTGCAACCTTTGGCGGTACTGCGGGACAGATTCTGCAAGGCGGTCAAGCTGCTGCTGGTGCGCTACAGTCGCAAGCTGCACAAGCTAGGGCTGCACAGATGGCTGGTCTTGGTCAAGGTATTGCTAATCTTGGTCAGCAATATTATCAGAATCAAGTATTAAAAGACTTATATAGTTCAGGAAATCCTATGAGTATTGGTTTAGCAGGTGGTGGAACATTTATGCAAGGTCCGACCAGTGGCACTAGTTGGACACTAGGTTAATTAAGGAAATATATTATGCCTAAATCTTCGATAGCATCTTTATTTGGTCCTTCAGCAGAAGAGATTGTTTACGCTAGGCAACAGCAAGACAAGATATTAAGAGATCAAGAATATCAAGCAGCTTTAGCTAGACAGCAAAGTCCTGCAGCACAGAGTTATTATGCTGCTGGATATAATCTTGCTAAAGGTTTAGGTGGTTTATTAGGTGGTGAATCCGTGATGGTCGATCCAGCTCTTAAAAAAGCTGTCAAGATGAGAGACATGGTAGCTAAACTAGAAGGAAAAGACTTTAACGATTCTAAAGTATTAAAGAATCTTGCTGAAAAGTTAGCTGATGAAGGATACATTAACGAAGCAATAAGAATCTATGACCGCGCTCAAGCTATTGAAGTACAGGAACGTACTCTTGCTATTGAAGAAGGTAAACGTACAAAACTAACTTCAGCATACGTTGATGTAGATGGTAATCCTGTTATGGTAAACCAAACTACTGGAGAGTTTTTTACTCCTGAAGGTGTTCCTATTCCTAAAGATGAAGTAATTCGATCAACTGAATATGATGATATTGCTACACGACAGCTAGCTATTGACAGAGTAAAAAATAAGAAAAAAGCTAAAACAGATTTAGAGGCAGACATAAGAAACGCTGCTGACCCAAACCAATGGAGTCCAGTAACAGGAGGTCAGGGTATGCCTGGAGTTATGGGCGGTCGTACTGGTCTTGAGCAAGAATTAAATAAACGATTAGAAGCTGAAAAAGCTGCAAGAGAAAAGAGAGCAGCTGATATTCAAGGAGTTCCTGATCTTTATGAAGATACTGTATCAGACGTTGAAGAAATAAGAAGACAAGAACAGATGAGAATGGGTGGGGTGACTGATCCTAGTTATGTTTCTCCTAATAATCTAGGACGGGTAGAGCAAACATTATTAAGTCCTGAGCAAGCATATACGTTTGAACAAGGTATGACTCCAGGTTTAATGTTTGATCCAAGAAGAGCTTCTCAAGAAGACGTAGTTATTCCACCTTGGGATA